AGGGCCAAGGGCCAAGGGCCAAGGGCCAAGGGCCAAGGGCCAAGGGCCAAGGGCCAAGGGCCAAGGGCCAAGGGCCAAGGGCCAAGGGCCAAGGGCCAAGGGCCAAGGGCCAAGGGCCAAGGGCCAAGGGCCAATAAATCAGAAAGCCCATATTAATTGTGGACAATCAGCGCATAAAGAAACCCGCGAAGCCTAGCTAGGCTTCGCGGGTTAGTGGACTAGTCGTTATAGAATTGTGGGAACCTTTCCCGCATGGTTTCTCGCTCTAGTTCGGTAGACTTCGCTAACGGTTCTAGTGGCATAGGTGGCCGATACATTCTAGAACCGTTAGGAGTACATTCTACTTTTCTAGGCTTCGCTACGGTTCTAGGCTTGTTGCGCGGACCGTAGCTAGGCTTTAGATAGGCTTCGCCAATTTTATGTAACATTGCTGAAACCCTAGGCTTGGAAACCCCTAGCATTGCGGCACAATCCCCACAACTGTAACCCATTAGCAAAAGGGTTAATAGACGTTCATGCTTGGGGTTTATACTGCCAGATAGGCTTTCCAAGCCTAAGCTAACGATATCCCTAACATTAGAACGGGTTTCCCACCTATCCCATAACTTTTGCTTATAGACCATAGCTTTCGCGGAACCGTTCATGGTGAAACGTACCATGCGACCACAAGCTATTTTTGCGGCACTTGCGATTGACAAGTATTGCGGCTTGTTTTGGTAGACTATCCGATAGACTCGCCAGACTAGATAGGTTTCGTTTACTAGTTCGTCTAGGTCTATCCTAGGTCGCATAAAGCTAGGTATGCGCTTAAAGCAATAACCCCTAGTCTTTCGCGGGTTAAACCGTTCTATCCGCTTGTTTCTCTCGGTCTCATTCTTCGGCTCTTTTCGAGCGGCCCAAGCGGAACTAACACCGGATAACAATACTGTAGACTGCGCGGACATAATATGTCCCTCCAAATAGGAATTAGGATAGTTGCGACTGTCACCGAATTGTCAATGAGCTAATAGGTATTAGAGTCTATCGGCAAGTATTGGTCAATACCTTTAACATGCGGTTAACCGCAAAATATAAGCTACATAGTCTATAGACTACTCGATTCTCGGACATATAAACGGAAGTACATATGAGCTAGGAATTGCGCAAACGGTTCTATTGGGTATAGATACCGTCCGCGCTAAGTCTATTCCTAGAGCATTCTGGAGCATTCTAGCCCGACAAGTAATTACCTAGCAATTACCCACCTTTGGATTAGGGTGGCTATTCTACCGATATTCGTATGCTTAGGGCGGATTGCTTGCCACTATTTAATGCCGATATTCCTTCCCTTGATTCTGCTTGACTAGCTTATCTAGCTTATCCATGTTAACCCCGATTCGGAATTGCTATAGATAGGGTAGGGTTAATAACACTTTTGGATTCACGATCGTAGCCACCAGAGGGGTGCCCACTACATGCTGTGCGACTCGTCCGAGTTTTGCGGAGCCTCGGTACCTAAGAGCCAGACCACCTAAGACACTCGGTACCAGACCACCTAAAAACCTTAATAGTCGGTACCAGACCACCTAAAAACCTTAATAGTCGGTACCAGACCACCTAAGACACTCGGTACCAGACTTTCAAATAATCAAATAACCTAATAACCATAGGCACCGATTATAAAAAAAAAATTTTTTTCTAAAAATTTTAGAAAAATTTTTTAAAAAATTTTTTAAAAGGCTTCGCCTTTTAGAAATAATCCTGCACGGTTTTGTTACAAAAAATAAAAGATCATTTTTGGTGTATAGTAATATGTAAGAACGAGTTTCCAAAGGGCACTAACAGACCCTGCACAAAGGTGTAACAAAATGCTTCAGGATCAGAAATCACCAGAACCGGCTCCGGCTCCGGCTCCGGCTCCGGCTCCGGCTCCGGCTCCGGCTCCGGCTCCGGCCAAGCCAGAACCGATTAAGCCAGAACCAAAAATAATTGATTATAAATTACCTAAGGCTCCTAATTGGGCAACCCAACAAACGATTGAAATTAAGCGACCTAAAGTTACCACAATAGAACAAATAATAACGTCAGCTGATCAGCCTTCAATCGGGCTGTACAGTGATTCCGAAATCTCTATTACTTACGCAGATAGGAACGGTAACCGTGGCACGCGAGTACAAATTAATTCATTGCACTGATGAAGCTCATCCGAATCGCTGCCAAGGTATTGACAAATCAGGTCAGTGCCGTTATATGGCTGAACAGAGGGAAGATGGTTCTTATGGGAAGTTCTGCGGTCGCCATAAAGGCAACACTACAGCGTCCGAAACCGCAAACAATATTCGTAATTACCGATTAACCAAGTTCCGGGCACAAATTGAGGAGAAAGCGGACTCCAGTGCCATAAAATCCTTGAGAGAGGAGATCGGTATCACCAGGCAAGTTCTCGAAACCTTTATCAATAGGTGCGAGGATGAGACCGATCTAATGATTCATAGTAACAAGATCTCGGATCTTGTAATAAAAATCGAAAAATTAGTTAGTTCCTGTCACCGTCTAGAGAGAAGTACTGGTCAGTTACTCGATAAATCAGCAATTATCCAGGTAGCTGGTATGTTCGTCGAGATCGTTAGTGAGTACGTTCCCGACAGGATTCAAGCGGAAATTAGCGACAAGCTCCTTAGTACAATTGCTAATATTGAGGTTCAGGATGAGGACTAATAACTATTAATAGTATTAGTAACAGTAATGCACAACCTCAAATCCCTACTTATCGAGCGACTTGCAACTAACCTCAAACGCCAATCCGTAACGACCCCATCGGTTTGGGCTGAGAATTATCGGGTCATGGGTGGTACACGCCCAGGCCCGTGGTCATTCAAGCAGTTTCCTTGGCTCAAGGAGATGCATGATAGTAAAGCTGAGCTTAATGTCGGTAAGAAAGCCGCTCAATTGGGCTTTACGGAAACTGTCCTCAATATAACATTTTTCAATATCGACGTACTAGCACGCGACTGTTTGTACGTACTACCTAATCGAACACCGGACGCATCAGACTTCAGTGCAAGTAGATTCGACCCGGCTCTTGAACTTAGTCCTCACTTAAGTAAGCTCTTTAGTAATGTCAAGAATGTCGGTCACAAACGAGCGGGTTCCGCTAATCTGTATGTACGTGGCTCACAAAGCCGAGCAGGTTTGAAGTCTATTCCGGTATCCTTAATAGTATTGGATGAGATTGAGGAATTTAACCAAGAATCAATACCATTGGCCCTTGAACGGGCATCCGGCCAGATTCAGAAACAGGCTTGGATGATCAGTACACCGAGTATTGAGGATTATGGTATTGATGCTCAGTTCAAAAAGACTACACAAGAAATATTCAGTTTCCGGTGCCCTAGTTGCGGGAGATATATTAACCTGGATTGGCCTGACAACTTCGTCGTAACCGGAGAAAGTCTGGATGATCCAAACCTAGTCAACAGTTATCTTAAATGCAACCTATGTGAAAATCAGCTGCCTCACCTAGATAAATCCATTTACCTCAGTACAGGAATCTGGGTACCGACCTTCAGGGAACGTGAAGCCAGAGGCTTCTATATTAATCAAATGTATAGCAGCTCGATAACTCCTTACGAGTTCGCTCAGACCTATATCAAGTCAACACTGAATCCTGCCGATGAGCAGGAGTTCCATAACAGCAAAATGGGTCGGACCCACGCCGTCAAAGGTGCTCAGTTATCTGATGAAGAAATACAATCCTGTGTAGGTGGTTACGATCCTGGCCCACGGTCAGGTATAATTACGATGGGTGTGGACGTAGGCTCATACCTCAACTACGAGATCGATCTTTGGCACTTACCAACGGAATTCAAAACCGGTGACATTAATATCGAAGCTAGGCCACAGGTTTTAGACTTCGGTAAAGTAATCGATTTCGAGCAAATCGACTTACTAATGAACCGTTTCAATATAAGATTTTGTATAATTGATGCTCAACCTGAGCGACGTAAAGCTAAAGAGTTCGCGACACGGTTCGCTGGTAGAGTAAAACTCTGCTTCTACGGTCGCGGCCTCAGTGGCAAACAGATCAATATCCAAAAGGATGAACCAATCATAACCGTAGACAGGACAAGTTGGCTTGACCTGTCTTTAAGTCGGTTCCGGAACAAAACCATCGGGTTGCCGAAAACCATTGATCTAGAGTACCGTGAAAACCTCAGAGCTTTGGTCCGTCGCTATCGTAAAGATAAAGACGGTAACCCGACAGCGGAATACGTGTGCGGCGATAAGCCCGATCACTATGCACATTCGCGTAATTATGCGGAAATAGCGTTACCTTTCGCGGTCAATCTTGCAAGAAGTTACAACCTATCAGGTGTTTTGTAAAGTAAGGTCATTGTAATATGCTCACTTCAGAACCCATCCATCCCGAACTCATCGAGAATGCATCAGAGTTCTTGAAGTGGCGACTTGCTTACAAAGGTGGTCGCGAGTTCATCGATGAGTACCTCGAAACGTTCTCCGCTAGAGAGACTGCAACGGAATTCGTAGTCAGGAAACGTATTTCCTACTGTCCACGATTCGCCGGAGCAGGTATTGATGACGTTAAGAACAGTATTTACCAGCGAGTGGTCGACGTAACTCGGGTCGGTGGCACCAAGTCCTATCAAACTGCTACCCAAGGTTATAGTGGTGGTGTCGACCTCAATGGTAACTCGATGAATAGTTTCATCGGTTGCAACGTATTACCTGATTTGCTCGTTATGGGGCAAGTCGGTATCTACGTCGATATGCCGCCGGTAACGTCCCCAGTGATGCTAAATCAACCACGACCGTATTTATACACTTACAGACGAGAAAATATTCGAAACTGGGTTAAGGACCCTAATGACCCTTACCGTTACCAGAGTGTTCTGTTAAGGGATTATGTGTACGAGTATGATGATTCGGGGTTTCCAACAGACACTGTTGAACGTTTCCGACATCTTTGGTTAGATGAAGGTATCGTCCATGCAGACATTTACGATAATGACCTAAATCTAATATCATCAGCAATCCTCAATCTCAAAGAAATACCTTTCATCTGTGTCGAACTAACAAGTAGCCTGATGGAGAATATCGCAGATTATCAAATCTCGTTACTGAACCTCGCTTCATCGGACATTTATTATGCTTTAAAGAGTAATTTTCCGTTCTACACAGAACAGTTCGATCCAATTAGTGTGGGTTCTCCGTATTTGAAGCCTGAGGGTGAAGCAGCTACAAGGGAAGTGGTTGTCGGTACGGCAACTGGACGTGCTTACCCAATTAATACCGATCGACCTCAGTTCATCGCGCCTCCGAGCGAGCCTTTAGAGGCGTCGATGAATAAACAGGAGCAACTTAAAGAGGAAATCAGATTACTCCTTAACCTTACAATCGCTAACTTACGACCACAACGAGCTAGCGCAGACTCGAAGAAAGTCGATGATCAGTCGCTCGAAGCCGGTTTAAGTTATATAGGTATGACACTTGAAACAGCCGAGCGAGCAATCGCCAATACATGGAACCAGTATGAGAATGTCGATGAACCGGTAACAATTAAATACCCACAAGAGTATTCCTTAAAAACGGATTCAGAACGCAGAGAAGAAGCAAAAGAATTAGACGACCTAAGGCTAAAGATACCATCTACAACTTACCAAAAAGAGGTATCGAAGATTATCGCTAAGATCCTATTGAGCCATAAAATCAATTATACGGCACTCGAAGCTATTGAAAATGAGATTGAAAACGCACCATGTGTAACTGGTGACCCGGATTCGATAAGACAAGATGTCGAAGCCGGTATCCTTGATATCGAGTTGGCAAGTAATTTACGCCTTTATCCGCCTGGTACTGCGGCTAAAGCGAAAGCCGATCACGCAGAACGATTAGCTCGTATAGCGGCCTCACAATCTGATATCTCTGGTGCTCGTGGTACTGATACCGACCAGCGTAGCGGAAAGGAAGAAAAGCTTCTTTCCCGCAAAACAGACAGTGAGCCTACTACAACTGATCGCACGCGTGGAGAAGGTGATGCTAACATCAATAGCCAATAATTTCGGTGAGATTCTTTTGGCAGTGCTTGGTATTATAGGTGCTTGCTTAGCTTATCAAGCACAGAAACACGCAAGAGAGGCCAATAAAGCTGTAAACGGAAATAAGGATAAATCAGCAACTAGGTTATATGATTTGGTCGTAGGGATAGATACACGAACTGACCGTTTAGAAACGTGGATGAGTCACCATAAAATTGAATCAAATGAACGTGATGACCGACTTGATCGCTTAGATAGAGACATCATAGCGAAGATCGAGGAGTATGGGTGTCCAGTCCGTTTACAGCAAAGAAAGACTCCATTATGTCAAGACGATTCGGTCGTGGATTAGCTCCTGATTACCGCGATTCTTTGTACAGAATCGAGATTGCAGCTTCTAGTAGGAAAGAACGCTACTGGTTAGATTCGAAGTGGTTTGGTGATCAAGGCGATACACCTAAGTGCGTAGGCTACGCCTGGGCACACTGGCTGAACGCCGCACCGATCATTAATTACCTAAGCCCTAATGGTATTTATACATTTGCCAAATACTTTGATGAATGGCAAGGTGAGGACTACGAAGGCACGTCAGTTCGAGCTGGAGCTAAGGTTCTCCAGACCTTAGGCTTAATCGAGAATTACTATTGGGCCTGGAATGTTAATACCCTCAAATATGCTTTATTAGAACTTGGCCCAGTTGTAATTGGTGTTAACTGGTATGAAGGTTTTATGTATCCTGATGCCAATGGTAATATTTCAATTAGCGGTGGTGTCTTAGGTGGTCATGCAACACTTCTAACTGGTATTGATCTTAAGACCGAACGTGTACGTGGTAAAAATTCTTGGGGTAGGGAATACGGTAAAGATGGTCGTTTCTGGATGTCTTTCGATGACATAGCCAGATTAATTGATGAAGAAGGTGAGATCTGTATTGCTAAAGAGCTAAAGGCTCAGCCTTAATAGAGGTTATGAAATGATCAACTACAAAACCATTTTAATTCTGTTGTTAGCTTCGACTTTTCCAGTTAGGTATGTTGAAGCGGAAACTGCAATCAATGCAAAAGCGGTTGTTAAGATCGTTGTTGCAGAAGGTAATGGAGTACGTAGTTGGGGTAGTGGCGTTCATTTGGGCAACGGCATTATATTATCTTGTGCTCACCTAGGAGGGCCTAATGCACAAATTATATTCCCAAATAATAACGCTTACAACGGTACCTTAGTATCTGCTGATAGAGATTGGGATCAAGCTGTTTACGATATCGGTCAAGGTGTTAATGAAGAATGGGCACCTTTAGCTAGTGAAAACCCTGTTTTGGGTGAGCCCTTAGAATCTGGTGGTTATCCAGGTGGTGGCCAACAAGCTTGGAGACTGGGTAAATTAGTTAGATTCACTTCTAGTAGTAACAGTAGTCAATACGATGATTTCATTGTATTTACTAATGCCGTTACGGAAGGGACCAGTGGTGGCCCGGTTTTCAACGCAAAAGGAGAAGTCGTCGGTGTCGTTTGGGGTAGTAGACAGTCGGAAAATGTGAGTTACGCCCAATGCACTTCTCGAACTCGTAGATTTTTGCTGCCGCATAGTGCACGCTTAGAAGCTACGAGACAAATGATTCAAGGCGGCTATAGCTATCAGTCATGTCAATCAGGTAACTGCGGTTCTAGTTGTCAGCAAATGACAGCACCGGGAAGTAGACAAGTAATTTCTACTTACAATAGCAATGGTCAGCCAATTAATAGAGGTCAGTCGCCGCCACAAGTCACACAACAACCTGGTCCGGATCCGTTGGCAGCTATTAAGAAAGATATAGAGGATCTTAAAGTCTCTAGAGATGCACATAAAAAATTGCTCGATGAACACTCTGTATTGATTGCTACAAATAAGAGTGATCTAGAGTCGCTTAAATCGCAACTTAACCAGTTGCAAACAGTTACTACCCAAATACAGGCTTTAACTGAAACTAATACGAAAGCAATTATCGACCTAAAAGAAGTTACTAACAACAGTAATAATTTCGATCCAGCCGCATTAGCTGCCATAAATGAGAAAATCAGCAACTTACAAAAGTTAATCGAAGATCAGCAAAAAGAGAAACCAGAATCAGTAAAAATCGAATACAGAGGTTGGATGTACTTTACTTCGAAGGGCATACCAGGTTGTGAGGAAATTGATCAAAAGATTGCAGATCTTAGAAGTAAAGGTGCTCCGATTGCTGTAACATATTTGACACCGCAAGAAGCCCAAGTATCAGGTGTCCCACGCATCTTTGTGATGCATGAGAATCAGCAAGTTAAGGGTATTAGCAATTGTAAGCAATACCTAGCTTCCTTAGTTCCTTACTAGAGAGAGTATGAGATGGAAACGTTTTTGCAGGGTATTTTGACGATGGGTGCGTTGTCGAGTTTCCGTCAGGACGACAACGTTGCTCGGCAGGGTGTGATGAATCATCAGACTGCTTCGCACCTGATGGACCTCAGCTTTATCCGCGATGCTTGTGAAATGAGCATTCCGGAGAGCTACGCCGTCCAGGGTTTGGCTCTGTCGAGCCTGCCGGCTCAGGCTGCGGGTATGAACCTGGGTGACCGTACGCCCGTCGTTAAGGGTTAACTCCTAACTAAGTATGGCACAGGCGGCTCCTTAACCGGAGCCGCCTAGAGGTGAATCATGGCACTAGAAGGCGATTTGCTTGGTAAGATCGTCAGCGAATGGGCCAGAACGGAAATCCAAAAGAAGGATATTCTGAATTATAACGGTGCCATGCTAGCTTATACAGATAAAGCTAGAGTCGCTAATTTATTAGGACTTAGCGATGAGCAAAAGCTCGGTGTGACACCTTTCCCGTCGCCAACGACGATAGCAATCGGTGGTAATAATCAGGAGCCTCAGTCTCAACAAAAGCCTCAAGCTCAAAAGGCTCCTAAAACACAGTCGGATTGGTGGAAATACCTATTGGCTGCTGTCGCAGCATCTGGAGTAACAGTTGGTGGCATGGCTCTTAATAAGCAACCACAACCACAAGCACCTGTTCCAGAACAGTCGCAAGGTAATGTTGATCTCGATATGGAAGGTTTTCCAAACCTAGAAAATACTTTTATTGAAGGAAAGAAATAATGAGTAGTATTGATCCAGCTCTCGAAGCAGTTTTTGTCGAGCAAATTAATCAGCAGAACGAGGCTGAACAGGCTCAAAGGGATAACCAACAAAATGTCGCTAGGGAGATCGATCAAAGGCGAGCAGAACTATTACGCTCATTAACGACGACAAATAAAAAAGTTCAGTATGATCCTCGTATTATTCAAATAGCGAATGCTTTACAAACACAACCAGCTCTTATACCACCGATGGAATTATTTTTAACTAGATTAGTTAAAAGCATTTCGGAGGCGGTACAAGATGCCATTAATAAAGTTGCTGGGCCCGACACCACCGGATGATTTCAGTAGCAATGGGTGCTCATGTGCTCCTGATTCCATTTTTGGTGTGGATCTGAAACCAGCTTGTAGATATCACGACTACGCTTATAATCAAAGATTTCCTAGGTGGTTTGCTGATTACTGTTTCTATGGTAACTTGCGAATTTTAGGCTGTCCAAGACACTTATCAATGCTTTATTGGCTATCGGTAAGAGTCTTTGGTAGGTTTTTCTATCCAAAAGATTAATAAGCAACCGTCACTAGCTTGACGGTTGCGACTACTAGCAGCCTATGGGCTGCTAATAATCGCAACCTTCTAAGAATTACTTAAAGGGAACATAATGAGATCACCTTGGCATGGTAATATTAATATCGGTACCACTGAAGCAGCCTCAACAGCACTTGATGTTGAGGGCTTCCGTGGTGGTTCGGTAATGGGACTAGCAGGACCGACAACAATAACGATTTATGGTTCAGTTGATGGTGGTACATACGGAATAGCAAAGGATGCTGGTAACAATATAACTATTACAAATGCAGCTGGATCACCTTTAACTATTCCTGATGCGGCTATGAAGTTCTCGAAAATTAAGCTCGTTGCTAGTGCTGGCACAGCAGCAACTAACGTACCAGTTTTCCTTAATACTTTTTAAGAGGCTAACATGAAAGATCCTTACGAGGTACTGGTACCTTGGTGCCAGTTAGAGGCTAATGTGCCTCTTACAGATGATGAACGTTGGACAAAATTAAATATTCAAAATATCGTTACAATACAATCCACACCAATCAGTCTCCGAACGCTGATGGCTTCCCTCACACCTGAGGAGTATATCACAGCGAAGACCATTCTCACTACAGCCGCATCAACTAATGTTCTGATTGCTGATGCATTAGCTATAATGAGTAACGTTGGTGTCTGGGAACAGAGTGGCTTGGATATCGGTGCTGCCAGTGCAAGAGGATTAGTCGATACGCTCTTTACCGGCGAATTCGCCGCGCTGGGTGCGAAGATCAAAGCTCTCGCCGAGGTCAGTAAGAGCCAGATTGAAATGTGGCAGGCGGACGGCTACAACGTCGAACGCGGTTGCCTCCCCAGTGCACGAGTCTTGATTGAAGGGGAGGTGGTCTAATGCCAAATGAAGTCTTAAGAAAATCCGGCGACTGTATCCTGTTCGCAAAGAGCACTGTGGCTCCTGGCGCTGCTAATGTGCTTGCCTCCACTTACACGCGGTATGATCTTGACCTGAGCGCGACGGTGACGACTGCGTCGTCCCGCCAGTCTGCGAAAGCGGACCTCGGTGCGAAGCGTGCACCCGCGTACAACGTGTACGCCTGTATCGAGTTCGCGACGGCTCCGACCTCAGGCGCTGCGATCGAGTTCTACTGGGCACCTTCACCGGTAGCAACCGCAGCGAACGGTAACACCGGCGGTGCGAGTGGATCGGATGGTGCCTATACCGGACCGGCTTCAGGTACGGATGATGGTGGCGTCAAGAAGATCCAATTCATCGGACAGATGGCTTGCGAGAACATTGGTAACGCAGTGCAGATTGCATTCATCGGTACATTTAGTCCGTCGTCTCGCTACGGCTCGCTGATCGTCAAGAACGAATGTGGTCAGACGCTGTTCACTACGGATGCCTACGAACATCAAGTCCTGTTCGAACCGGTTATCGACGAGGTCCAGTAATGGGACGACCCCAGTTCTTCACGATTGATCCTTCGCACCAGCTCGCTCGGGGGCTGGTGTTTGCGGGGTTGGGGAATGCGCCGGGGTCGGTGAGGTACTGTGATAGTTCTCGATCACTGTATCACGGAGTCCTCGCGGGAATGGACCCTAAGACGGACTGGGTGTATACGCCTAAGATTGCTCGCACCTCCATCGACTTTTCAGGATCACCACAACGGATTGAGATTGGTAACAAAGTCGTACCTGGCTTCGCGAACGGAATAACTCTAGCAGGGTGGATGGGCATAGCGGTAATCGGCGAGCTGAGTTATGTCGTGTGCTTCCAGGCAACGTGGGAGAACATGTATAACACCGCGTCACTGTATCGCTCTCAAAACTATGTACGCGCCGACCTGGACGGTGGAACATATTCATCGGGCGCAGTGCTGTATGGAAATGGAAGGAGTGATCCGTACCACTTGGCTGTCACCTGCACGAACGGATCACAAATACTGTATGTCAACGGGCAAGCGGTCTCTACTTTTTCAGACTCGATGAACTTTACGGATGTGGCTCGTGATTGCTCAGTCGGCACTTGGATGCTCTCAGACTTGTGGGGCAACTGCACAGACAGGTTAAGTGATGTGATGGCGTGGACGAGAGTTCTAGCACCATCTGAAATCCGCCAGCTCGCCAACCCCGCGAACTACATGCTCTCCGGCCTAATTCGTCCCATCGGCTCCGAATTTAATGTCTACGACCGCGAAGGTATTCGCTAATGGCTTACATCCCCTACGCAGGAAAATCAACGAAAGAACCATCTCGCTTCGAGCGAACGGTTCGGCCTGCGCGGTTCTCGATTAACAGCAAGCATCCGTTGGCGAGCGGGCTCGTCTTCGCGGGGCTGGGCAACGGACAGGGGTATCAGTGCCTCGACTACAGCGGGCAGGGGAATCATGGCACGCTGCTCAATATGGAACCCAGCAGCGACTGGACATGGAGCAATGAGCTGGGGCGGTGGGTGCTGAATGGCGATGGCACTGGCTCTAATGAAGTTGTCAAGATCCCTAGCATGGCCAATGCGCCTGCATACATCACCTATGAGCGAACTTTTGCAGCTTGGATCAATGTTACGAGCTACGGTACATCGCGCGTTATCTTTGGCCAAGGAATGGTGAATAGCGCAACGAACTGGGGCTGGTTAGTAGGCATCAACGCCAGTGGACAACTTGTGGTGTCCTACGCAACGCCTACTACCTCTCCGCGCACATCGACTGGAACGATTACTGCCGGTCAGTTGATTCACATTGCGGTTGTCAATAACGCTGGAGGGGCTGGGCCGACAGACTTCTACATCAATGGAGTGTATGACTCTGGTAGTACAACGAGTTGGGCTGCATACCTTACCGATGCTGATGGTGCGTTTTTCAATCACTACTACAATGCCAGTCCTTCGGCATACTACTTTCCAGGGCAGATCGGCGATCCGCTTTACTGGTCGCGTGTCCTCAGCGCCGAAGAAATCAAACGCCTCGCGGACCCGACGAACGTGATGCTCGACGGCCTGATCGTGCCCGACGAGCCGGATCGCAGCATCACACAGAAGCGAGTGGCCATCGTCAGAGGAGTAAGTTTCGAGAAGCCGAAGGTCCGCCCGGAGCAGTTCGAGCTGGACTACGATCACCCACTAGCCAAGGGGCTGGTGTTCGCGGGGTTGGGTCAGAATCCGGGGAGTGTGCGGTATAACGACAGTTCTGCGAATAAGAACACAGGCTCGCTTGGGGTAGATAATAGGCATGTTCGATTACACAACCGGCACGCTATTGCCCAAGTAGGTGCAACCACATCGCAGTTATCCTCAACGGGATTGTCGCTTGCAACGCCTGCAACAATTAATTTGTGGTTTGTCAACGACTACGCGGGCAGCAGTACCGGCAATTTCCTTGCCACAGCTACGTCATCTTGGTCCATCAATACCTATTACAGTGCCAATACCGTGCGACTCACGTTAAATGGCAAATACGGTAACGTCTCGACTACCAATATTGCAACTATCGCAAGCGTTCCATTACACCTATCGGCAGCCATCAATGCGTCAAATGTCGCGGACATCTATGTGAATGGGGTTTACAATCAGTCGATTACATATTACCAGCCGCTTATGATCAGCACTGGCGCGCTTACTATCGGAGCACTTAACTGCAAGATAGCAGACGTAATGTGCTATTCTCGCATACTCAATAATGCCGAGATCCAGCAACTGGCCGACCCCAGCAATGTCATGCTCTCCGGGTTGATCAAGCCCAAGCTCGGCACCACCAAATACTTCCGTGGCGTCACGTTATCTGATGCCTATACCCTAAAACCTCACGTCAGTCATGGCGTCAGTCGGCCGGAGAACTTTAGTATTGATTACAGTCATCCACTGGCGAAAGGACTCGTATTCGCGGGGTTGGGTCAGAATCCAGGGTCAGTGAGGTATAACGACTCCTCGCCCTACGGCAACCACGGCACGCTGACTGGGATGGACCCATCGACGGACTGGGCGTGGGACAGTGCGATAAATAGATACACTTTGTCCCTGACAGGCAGTTCGTCGGAATATGTAACACACGGAAACGTCGCTCTCGATACTGTCTATACGTTGGCGATGTGGGCAAATAGCCCAAGCAATGCAAATTCGTCATTGTGGTCAAATGGATCTAATTCTTATTTCCTCTCGATGGGGGCAACGACATATCATCTCATATCTTCTGGCACGCTAATCTACTGGGAATGGTCTGGGCAGAGTCAGACTGGACAGAATCACTGGGCACTAGTCAGGAACGGGACTACCGCCACGCTGTATAAAAACGGTGTAAGCCAAGGTGCGAAATCGCCATCGTCGGGAAGTACCAATTCCACATTCTACTTATCATCAATCGGCAAGTATGGCACCCAGTACATGACCACAACTGGACTGGCCGACTTAGTTGCATATAACCGCGCACTCTCGCTCCCCGAAATCCAGATTCTCGCCAACCGCAGCAACGTCCTCTTATCAAACCTAATCAAGCCAATCAAAGGCCCCATCCCCGTCCCCATCAACGACCGTCACTGGGTCGGCAAGCACGAAGATTGGCACGCCGCTGAGAACTGGAGTCGCTCGCAAGGTGGGCGTGGTGGCGCAGGTGTCCCGAACGAGAACACAAACGTCTTTTTTGATTGAGGCTTAGAACATGGCGCTGCAAAATATCGGCAAGATGTGGTGGCCAGATCCATACTCAATATGGGGTATTCAATTCAGCACTGGCTATCCGCTGTGGTCAGCAAATGCTAACTACACACTCAACGCAACCAATACGCGATTAGGGCAAGTGTTTGGTGTGGGCCGCGCAGGCACTGTAACACACCTATGCTTTCGCGTGCGAACCGTAACGTCAGCTCAAACGCTCCGCGTGGGTCTATACACTGTTGATGCTGCTGGAAATCCAACCTCAACGTTATATGGTGGAAGTGCGTACGCCACACAAGCCACGCCAGCGGCAAACACACAGTACGAGGTAGACATAACAGATGCGACAATGACACTAGGAGATCAAGTAGCGTTCGTTGTCGAGTGGGATGGTACACAGGGAGATTTGGGAATATCGGTTTATGGCCAAGGACGAACGATTGATAGCACGTTAAGCAGGTATACAAGTTCCTGGCAAACAAAAGCACGGGCTCGCTTGTCATTTTCACTCAAGTACAGTGATGGATCATACTGGGCACCCTACCCATTCATCCACACGACAACCGCGCGTACTTTCAATGCTTCGACAGCAGTGGCTGACGAGTACGCCTTAAAAGTGACCATGCCATTTACTTGCCGAGCAGTTGGGCTATGGTCACTTCCACATTTTACATCCGGGACTAATGCGTATGATTTCGTCCTGTACGAAGGGACAACAGTACGGGCAACACGCGCAAATTATGATTCAGATGTAATGAACAACGGCGAACTGTTTCACGCGTTCTTCTCCACCCCGTACACATTAAATGCTGGCACTACTTATTATCTTGCAGCGAAACCAAACACAACAACAAATATCCAGTTTTATACACCAACACTCGGTAGTGCCGCCCATTTAGAAACGTTCCCGGCAGGAGTCGCCGCCTATGCTGACAGGCGACTAGACGGGGGCAATTGGCTAAATGATATTCAAACTGAGTACATGCCTATAGGTTTGATCATCGACCAACTAGATGACGGCCGAGGACCGACTCCCGCCGAACTCGCCGCCGCCATGTGGTCCAACGTCACTTCCCCCAACCGTTCACTGAGTTAAGCAAATGGCAGTACAGTACGCTTCAATTGGAACGGCGGATGGTGTCACTAATGATAGTGACACCACCTTAGTGCTGGGCGTTCCGAGCGGGATGGTGGCTGGTGATCTGCTCGTCGCGGTAGGTGTCGCGAACAGTCGATACATGGCGGCATCCGGCTGGACGCGATTGACATCCACGACAGCGATCTTGTGCGTGTTGTATAAAATCGCGACGGGTGATGAGGGTGCATCCGTCACGTTCACGACAAACATGACGTACAGCTACATGTCGGCAGTCATGCTGCGATTCACGGGAGCGAGAGCGCCGTACCTGCTGGCATTGAACTACTATCCGACATGGGACGCTTATATTCCCTTCTCCGAGTTCACCATCGAAGAGAGTGGAGCGGCAGCTCTGTATCTTGGGTCAGTGCCAGTTGACAATTACACCGGGACGGTTTACACGCCACCTCGTGGAACCATTCGCTACAACAGCAACTTTAACAGTGTGTCATCCGACCCAATCGTGGCTACCGAAGACAATCTGGCGGTCGGGCGTTATCCAGCCATGCAGTGGACCTTGTCCGCTGCGCAAAGCGAGAAGCGCTCACAAGTCCTGATTATCCCGCCCGCGATTACCGAGAAGCGTGGACACGCGCAGGCTACACGCATTGCGAATAAGGCTCAGGACTATGTGCGGAGTGTGTGGGCTCAGTCCGGTCGTGCGCTCAACAGCGGAACCTTCGGAACTCCAGCCACCTACGTCGAAGAAGTGTGCAAGGCCGCATGGGAAAACAGTTCAAGGGCTCTTATTAATCAGTTCGCGGATAAGTATCCAACGCCAGTCATCGAGAGCTACTCGGTTGGCACTATCACCGATACAGGAAGCAATCTCGTCACGATTGCATCGCCAGCCGGGACGCAACCAGGAGACTTGTTGCTGGCCGTGTTCACGATGGCTGGCGGTGTGTGGGTGCTTCCTCCAAGAGACAAGAAATGGGTCGACTTAACAAAGCCTGTACCATCGGCAGTGTCGACAAACATGATGGTGATGGCTCGCGTGGCGGATTCAGAAACTGCCTCGTATTCGTTTGAAACTAATGCGCTTCTGACGACGTTGCACGGAGTGATCCTTCGAGTTGCGGGAGCAGGTATTACTCAATGCACATCCTCTGCAATCTCACGAGCCAAGAATAGCGCCCCTGTGTTTAATGTCCCTGTCCCGTCCGAGTTAGGGTCTTTGATTCTGTGGTGTGTGGGAACAGCGGCAGCAACTGCTTCATCAGCGTTGATAGAAGTCTATGACGCAGATCCAGGAGGCGCTGATGCCCGCGCGATAGCGATATTTTCAGAGGTCTACAATGGAACGGCACTCGTATCCCCAACGATAACCCTGTCAGCATCTGTAGCTTACCACAGCATCGGTATTTCCCTATCCGCCCCTAAACGAGTCACACAATGATCGCACGACTGTTAGACAACGCGAAATGCAAGTCGCTGACGGCTACGTCGGGCCGGTTGGACCTGAACGGTTACAACCTGGATAGCATGGGCGATGTCACTGTCCAGTCGTCGGCGGGCAGGTTCCGGTTCTATAATGGTACTGATTACTGGATGCAGGGAGGCTCCATTAGTCTTGGGTCTGGACAATTATCATTAAATGGTGACAGCAACCTCCAGCTCAGTATCAACGACCTGAACTTCGATCTCGCATCTGGTGTCACCGCCACGGCGGAATACTGTGACGTATGGGATTCGGTCTGCACCTACGTTGATACAGAGATCGATGCAGATAGCGGGACGAGCACGAATGTCGGTGGCACAGTTAGTGGGTGGGATTTTACTGGTACTAGTGGCCCATCAACATACGAGGAAGCACTTGCTCTCGCAACGACTTTAAATCAGTTACAACCAACTCAACTTACTGGTTATAATGCTCTAACTTTAGCTAGTACATTGACATTTGTAGTATCTACTGGTGCAACGTATACTGAAACGCTAACCTTACCAGTTATAACTAATAATTCGCAAGCTGGTCAATTAACTGCTTATAATAGCTTGGCTTTAGCTAATACTTTAACTTATGCTACATCTGCTCAATTAACTGCTTATAATAGCTTGGCTTTAGCTAATACTTTAACTTATGCTACATCTACTGGTGCGACGTTCACTGAAACGCTAACCTTACCAGTTATAACTAATAATTCGCAAGCTAATCAGTTAACTGCCTATAATAACTTAACCCTAGCTAATACTTTTAACAGCACTCAAGCCAACCAATTAACTGCTTATAATAGCTTGGCTTTAGCTAATACTTTAACTTATACTACATCTACTGGTGCTATGTTCACTGAAACGCTAACCTTACCAGTTATAACTAATCAGTCTCAAGCAAATTACAATACTATTTATAGTGTTTTAACTCTACCAGTTACGGCTAATATTGCTTTAAGTAATCAATTAACAGCCGCTAATACTCTAGCAATAGCTGGTAGTTTTGGATTAGCCGTAAGTACTGGTAGTATATTCAACGAACCATTAACTTTTACAAATACTCTAAATCAAGCTCTAGCTAATCAGTTAACAGCAGCAAATACTTTAATATTAGCTAACACATTTAATATAACGAATAGTACACAACTAACAGCCTATAACCAGTTACCATTAAATCTTATAACTAATATAACAGAATCAAATACTGGTATCTTTGGATCTAGTACAGTATTAGCAACAAGTCTAACTTATAATACAAATATGGGTAACACTATCACTGATAGTATTACCTTAGGAACCACTTTAAATTCTTCTCAAGCTGTTATAAGAAATGTATACGCTGATTTAACACTTGCTACAATTATTAATAATGGTCAAACAGTACAAATCAATTTTTATAATACTTTAAATTTAGCAAATACTTTTACTACGTCGATTTCAACTCAGCTTAATGCACAGGATAACTTAGCATTAGCAACTGTACTTAATAGTACACAAGCAAGTAATGGTGCGTTAGCAGCGGCTATAACTTTCAGTACAACATTCAATATACTAAGCACTTTTGGTGGCGACCCAGATCAAATTACTTTAACTGGAGCCAGTATAGTTAAGAGTCAGATTTCTAACGAGATCCTTGTAAAACTGTGAGGAAAAGATGCAAAGTAATCTTGTGCTTACTAATTATTACCGTTTCGAATGCTTTCGAAAAGGTAAATTGTTGTGGGAAGAGACCATTAAGAATATTATTGTAACCGTTGGGTTAAATGATATTCTTGATAAGTATTTCAAAGGTTCGTCTTACACAGCAGCATGGTACGTTGGTCTAGTTGATAATGCTGGCTGGACAGCTTTCGCTGCTGGTGATACTCTCGCTAGCCACTCTGGTTGGACTGAATTCACAACCTATAGTGGTACGCGTAAAGCTCTTACGCTTGGGACTGTTAGTGCTGGCAGTGTAGACAATAGTGCCAGCAAAGCTAGTTTCACGATTACTACTGGTGGTACTCTTAAAGGCGCTTTCGTTGCGACAGTAACCAGTGGTACTAGTGGAACGCTTTACGGTGAGGGTGCTTTCACTGCAACTCGTACAGTTGCTATTGACGATGTTCTCAATGTTACGATAACCTTGACCTCCGCGAGTGGTTAATGCCAACTTCATATAGTTTCAATGAGGAACAATCAGGGACTTTCACAGGTGTCTTGTTAGATAACCTTGGAAGTCCTATGGGTTCCGCAGACATATCAACATTTACAATTACTATAACAGACTTAAATACTAGAGAAGTTATTAATGGGCGTTTCAAGCAAAACGCTTTAAATGCAAATGATATAACATTAGACACACAGGGTAATGTAACTTGGAATATACAACCAGAAGATAATATTATAGTAAATGAAAGTTCGTCTCCCGGAACCATAGAACGTCATGAAGTCCTTTTAGAGTGGACTTGGGGGACTTCGAAGTACTCAAGTGAGATTTATTACTTTGATGTAACACAGACTAGTGAAATAGGTGATGTCGGTGGCACCATCTATGGAACTATTTTGGATGCATCAAGTTACTTCTCAACAAGATTAAATTCAACAGCTTGGTTAGATGCAACAAACTCAGATAGAATAGCAGCTTTAACAGAAGCAACACGCTTAATTGATAATCTAAATTTCAAAGGTGAAAAAGCAGACTCAGATCAGTATTTAGAATTTCCTCGCGACGACGATACATTAGTACCAACTAACGTAAAGTTCGCAGCCTATGAATTGGCTTGGAAACTATTAGACGGTAGTGATCCAGATTATGAAATGGAAATGTTACGATCTGAGTCAGAACAATATGGTGGTGTACGCGAAACGTATCAACGCGGTGTTTTCCCTGAATGGATAGCTGCCGGTATAGTTAGTGCAAGAGCTTGGCAGCTACTTAAGCCCTATTTACGTGATCCTAGGATTTTGACAATTAGTCGGGAGTCTTAAAGTATGTATAAAGCATTTGCTTTTAAGAAATTCTACCTCTTGTATGAGGGTGATGATGACAGTCAGAACGACGATTCTAATGCTGATGATAAAAATCAAGACCCAAACTCAAACCCGGAAGGTGGTGATCCTAATAAGAAAACGTTCACTCAAGACGAGTTGAACAAGATCTTAGCTAACGATCGTCGTAAGAACGAAGAAAAAGCTAAAAAGATTATCGCCGAACTCGAAACAATTAAGCAATCGAAAAATCTTACAGAACAAGAACAAGCAGCTCTCTCAAAACGTATTGAAGAACTCAATGATCAGCTTTTAACAAAAGAGCAACTTGCAAAGAAAGATCGAGAAAAGTTACAAAAGGATTATGATTCAAAACTCACAAACGTTACTACAGAACGAGATACGTGGAAAGCCCGGTTCGAACGCGCTTTGATTATTAACGCTATACATAAAGCCTCAGAAGAACATGAGGCTTATGACACTAGCCAAATTATCGGTTTAGTGCAAGCTCAGATGTCACCACGAGTTGTTCAAGAGATGGATGAAAGCGGTGCCCCTAAAGACATTTTTACACCGCGAGTAAAACTCCTTGATAAGGACTCGAAAACAGGTGCTGAGGTAACTCTGGACCTCACAATTTCAGAGGCAGTAAAACGTATGAAGGAACGGCCTGAGAATTTTAATTTATTCAAGGCAACAATCAATGGTGGATTAGGCTTAGGTGCAGGAGCGGGACGCAGCGATTCTGACGCACCACCATTGAAAGACGCTGCGGCTTACCGTAAGTGGCGAAATAAGAATCTGAAATAACTTGTGAGGTTTTCTGATGGGTACCGGAAAGAAGTTCGTTTTGCTTTATTCTAACAGCCTTGATGCTTTCGTTCCCGAACTGTGGGCGCAAGAGTCTTTGGCTATTCTCGAAGAAAACATGGTTATTGGTAACCTTGTTCACCGGGATTTCGAGGAAAAAATTGCGGCGTTTGGCGATACGGTTAATACCCGTAAGCCCGCCGAGTTCACTGCCAAGCGTAAGGGCGTGAACGACGACGTTACGGTTCAAGACGCGTCGGCTACTAACGTGCCGGTGGTTTTGAATCAAATGGTGCACGTTTCTTTCTTGCTGCGTGACGGCGAAGAAAGCAAGTCCTTTAAGGACTTGGTTGTTGAGTACTTGCAGCCTGCTATGCTGGCTCAGGCTCGCTTCGTTGATCGTGTGCTTCTCGGCCAGTATTCGCAGTTCTTGGCGAACTGTGCTGGTAAGCTTGGTGGCTTGAGCAGCTCGACTGCTCAGGCTTATATTCTTGAAGCCCGTAAAGTGATGAATATTAAGAAGGTGTTTGAATCTGGTCGTAACCTGATTTGGACGCCGACTGCGGAAGCCAATGTTCTCGGTACGGAAATGTTCTTGTCCGCTGAGAAGGTTGGTGATGACGGTACTGCACTTCGTGAGGCTAGCCTCGGTCGTAAGTTGCAGTTCAATCACTTTATGTGCCAGAACATGGGTAGCGTGCCCGCTGGTAATGTTGACACCGTAACTGGTGCGATCAACCTGGCGGCTGGCTATCAGCCTGGTACAGTTACGATGACCGTGGATGGCTTCTCGGCAGCGATTGGTGCTAATAGCTTTATCACTGTCGCTGGCGATGGTACTCCTTTGCGTGTCGTTAGCACTGTTGGTGGTGCTACGCCGACCAGCATTACGGTTAAGGCCCCTGGCTTGACCCATGCTGTTGCCAATGATGCTGTTGTGACAGTTATCGATCCAGGTGCAGTTAATCTGTCTGCTGGTTACGATGCTGGTTACGATGGTTATATCACTTACGATGGTTTCACCAACACTCCGTGTGTTGGCCAGATGGTGTCCTTCGGTACTTCTTCGAGTAATGCCGTTTACACGATCGTTGATGTTACTTCGACAACGATGCTCTTGGATCGGCCGCTCGAAGCTGCTATCGCTAATGATGATGCTTTGAACGTTGGTCCGGCTGGTGATTATAACTTTGCGTTCCACCGCAATGCGTTGGCGCTGGTTATCCGTCCGTTGGCCGCACCGCGTGTGGGCGTTGGTGCTCTGTCCAGTAATGTGACCTACAATGGTGCCTCGATGCGTGCTACGATCACGTACAATGGTACCAAGCAGGGTCACTTGGTTACGCTTGACATGTTAATGGGTGTAAAGGTTCTCGATAGTAACCTCGGTTGCTTGTTGCTCGGTTAACCAATTTTGGGAGGCTGGCTGGGTAGTTGCTTTGATGCAACTACCCGCCAGTTTTTAATATGAGAAACAATTTAAATTTTATGAAAAAGACTTTATATAGATTGCGGCAGGCTTTCGGAAGACAAGCCACATTAATACAAATAACAAATATATCAACAGACTATGGTACTGGTGAACAGACGCAAACCAGTAATTCTTATAATATCTCAAAACTGATTAAATTGCCGAGAAAGACTAGTAATCTCGGTACGTTAAGAGCAGCATTAGGTATTTTCAATCGTGGCGGCGGCACTGACCATACTGTAACGGAATTCATTTTCGATGCAGCGAATCTACCAAGAGGTATTGTACCAGATATAAAAAATAATTATATTTTGATTGATAACAAAAGATTTAATATACAAACTGTTGAAGAACTTGAAGGTGGTGTCGGTTACTTAGTAACTGCCGAAGCAATAGAAGGGGCTGAACTATGAATGTAGATTGGCCTCGCTGGATTAAGGCTTCAATTATAAAACACTTCCTGCCTTATTTCGGAGACAGAAATCTTTTAGTAGATGGTGAAAGACGCTTAGGTACACAACCAAATGATAGATACGAGTTACGGTTTGATGGTCCTGATGTCAGTATAAAAACACGCAATGAATACCGTTTAGGTATAATGGTTAATTTATTAATTGTTTCTTCAAGTAATGAAAATGATATATACAAACTCGATAGAATGAAAGGTACTGGCTTATCACCATTTACAACTAGTATAGCTGTTTTTAAGTACGGTAATAATGTTAATGATGACCAATCTCAAATTGGTTGCTTAACTCTGAAATCAGATCTTAACTTAAGAGATTTCGGTTATAAGAATGATACAATATATCATGTTGCGATTGATGCATATTACTTATTTGAACCGACTGAGCAAACTGCAATCTACCAAGAAGCACTAACGTTCGATGTAATTACTGTTTTGGAGGCTAGTAGCTAATGGCTGCTATTGATCTTAAAAAGTGTTTGTTGAAAATTAAGGACGGAAGCTCGACTCCTAAGTCGATTACCGTCACCGTTGGTGAAGGTAATCTCACCTATTCAATCTCTCGAACGATTGAGTATATTTTAGATCGTGGTAACTTGGATCTGGTTCGTGAAGGCGATCAAGTACCATGCTCTGTTAACTTCGATCTTGTGTATGAGTTCTACACATCTGATTCTGCTGCTAGTGAACCAGTAACTCCAGCGGAAGCTATTCAAGGTGTAGGTTCAGCAGTAACTGCTGGCTGGACGACAACTGGAGCAGATGCTTGTGAACCTTATGCAGTTGATATTGTTGTGGAATACAATATCACCTGCGGTACAACGAAGGACGAAACGCTCACGTTTAGTGAGTTCCGTTACGAGAAGTTAGACTTCGATATTAAGGCTGGTACAATCTCTGCATCTGGTAGCTGCAACGAGATCCGTCCGACCTCGACCCGTGTTAATATTACTTAATTTAAAGGTGAGTTATGAAAATCGGTGGACAACCAATTTCTAGGCCGAAAGACGAAATTATTGTCATCCCTCGGGAGGGACAAAATGTGGTTTTTAAAGCTCAAGCTGTATTAGATTACACTCAATTCAATCTAGTATGTCCTGAGCCGAAGCCGCCAGTTCGTAAGTATCCAAATGGTAGAGAAGAAACTGCTTATGACGATCCTGAGTTTCTTAAGAAACGGGACGAGTGGGCTAACAAGCGATCCTCTTGGTTGATTCTTGAGTCGTTAAATGCAACTGAAGGATTGCAATGGGAAACTGTTAGCTTAAGTGATCCAGAGACTTGGGAAAATTATAAAACAGAACTCGAAACCATTTTTACAACTGGCGAAATCAACGCTATTATCGGTACTGTGATGAAGGCTAATTCTCTTGATGAGTCTCGTTTCGATGAGGCAAAGGAAGAGTTTTTAGCACTCACGCAGCAAACGTAAGAAAAATTTTCTTGCCTAAAGGTCGCTCGCACGTCTACGCTGATTGGCGAGCGTGCGAGCGATTTCGCATTTTACCACCTGGTATTGAACCACGATTTGATGACAATAACTGGTGGTCTCGTTTGCTGCTTGTGGCTTATGACCAAATTAGGCAAATGGAAGAAGTTGAAGAACTCATGGTGAGAGGCGGCGAATAACATGATGCACGCATCTTGTAGTCTAAAAGGGTTAAAGTTCAAACCAAAAGAGGCTAGAGCAGATGCCGAAGCCGATCTATATGATGCTATGGTTAAGACCGCTGTTGTATGGTTTCGCAAAGCTACACAACCAACTATGAATCCAGATGATGGTTTCCCGGTTGTGACAGGTATGGCAAAAGCATCCTTTACTAGACTTCATGAGTTCTTGAAAGATGAAGGTAAGAGAGTTGCTTTCAGCATTGATGGTGTACAATATGAAAAAGTTATACCAGGTGTTAAATCTAGAACACAAGGCGTAGCACAAAGTAAAAAAGATAATTTTATTGTTGTGATGAGGAATCAATATGGGCCATTCAAATTAATTTTTGATTGGTGGACTGATGTAAAGCATTTTATAGTTAATGAAACTAGTCTAACAGCAAAAGAAGAATTTAATCTGGCACACGATACACCGTGGAATATAATTGAAGAAGCTAATACAGCTGCACAAGCCTACTTACCAACTGCATTGAAACAGATTAGGCTCCTTAAGGATAAGCATCTAGTCCCTTACACTAGGACCATAACATAATGTCTGATGATCTTAACTCGACATTCAATTTTGATGTCACCGGGCTAGATGCTATTGATCTAATTAACAAGGCTCTAGCTAAGCACAATGCTTCCCTCGAAGATGTAACAAAAGCATATAAGAAATTCAATAAAGATGGCGAAGTTGTTTCGCAGACTTTAAAAGGTATATCAAAAGAGGGTAAAAATTTTGCCGTTGCAATGGAGAAAACAGAAGATGGCATAGAAGCCGTTGCAACTGCTATTAAAGATGTAAGTGACATATTACCGAAATATAGAAAAGAACTTGAAGCTATTAGTAAAATTAAAATGGTGGCTAATAAAGCTGCCACTGGTTCTACGGTAAAGGATTACGAGAATCAGACAAAAAGATTAACAGAACTTAAAAATAGACTTACGCAATTACGTGATCTTGAAGTTGATACTCCACAAGGTAAGCAAGATCGTCAAACCAAGATCAAAGCTTTCCAGGAACAGATAAGACTTCAACAAGAAAAAATAAGATTAATAAAAGAAGAACTCCAGCTAACTGGTCAGCAATTTCTTAGAGGGGCTGATGCAGCTGAGAAGGCAGCTAGAAAACAAGCAAGACAAGCTAAAGCCAGTCAAGAAACGTTAGCTGTAGGTAGTATACCTATGGCACAAGGCGTTGGACAAAAATCCTCAGCAGCGCAAGAATATACCGACTTAGCCAGAAGAATGGATAAGTTACGGGAACGGATGACAAAGCTGCGTGAGCTTGATCTTGATACGCCAGAAGGAAAGAAGGCTCGTCGTGATAGGATTCGCGATTTCCAAGAACAGATCAGATTGACGCAAGAGCGAATGAGGCTGCTTAAAGAGGAGTTAGCTTTAACTGGCCAGCAAGCAAAGAAGGCTGCATCAGATTATGCTAAAGCTACAAAACAAGCAGCATTACAAGCAAGAGCCAATCAAGAAAAATTAGCAGTAGCTAATGTACCTATAGCACAAGGCGCTGCTTATAAGCCGAATCAAGCTAATCTCCAATTGCAGTTACAAAGAAATTATATTAAAGCACTTAATGATGAAAAGAAAGCATTAGAACAATTAGATATAACAACGAAAGCTGGTAAAGTTGCAAGAGAGCAACGAATAAAAAGTATTGAGTATGAGAAAAATAATATAAAGGATTTGATAGAATTAATTAAAAAGGAAGCTGCTGAAGAACAAAGAGCAATATCAACGAAAGCAAATATTCAAAAGTTGCGTGACCAGTATGCAGGCATTGATAGTAGTCAACAAGCTTTAGCAGCAAGACCTAAAGGATTACCAACTGGACTCGATAATCAAAAGAATTACTTAGTTCAAGAGCTTGCAGCCAAGAAACAATTAGCTACTTATGAACGACAGTTAGCAGCTTTAGAGAAATCAAGGTTTGCTCAACCATACGATAAGCAACGTATCCAACAGCTAAGGCAGATCGTTACATTATTACATCAAGAAGCCGAAGCCGAAATAAGAAATACTAGAGCAGCGATAGCAACAGCCAATGCTAAGAAACAACAAAAAGCAATTAATGACAGTAAGTTCTTCCTTAATCTTGATAATGCTGCACGTGTAGGTCAGTTCATTCTATTGCATAGAGTGTTCATGGGATTTGCTGGTGCAGTTAAGCAAGGTGCCAAGGATGCTGCTGAGTTCTCTATTCGAATTGGTGAAATTCGAACTATTAGTGATAAGACAACTACAAGCACAGAACAATGGTCAGAAGCTATTCGTCGTTTGTCAGCTGCTTTTGGTGAGGATCTTGGTACAACTGCTCGTGGTATTTATGAAGCTATATCAAACCAAGTAGTTAGTTCGGCTAATGACGTTTCATTTTTCCAAGAGAATATGAAACTGGCCAAGACTACTGTGGCTACTTTCGATGAAGCTATTAATGCAACGACATCAGTTATAAATGCTTTTGGAATGTCAGTAGCAGATACTGCTGATATCTCTAAGACGCTATTTGCTACAGTTGATATTGGTCGTGTCCATCTTAGCGAAATGGCTAACACATTAGGTCGTGTCAGTATTTTATCAAATGCTTTAGGCGTATCGTTTAAAGAGCAACAAGCAGCCTTAGCTGCGTTAAGTATTCAGGGTGTTAAGCACGCAACTGCTGAAACCTATTTAACAAATATCTTCCAAAAGATGATTAGGCCGTCTGATCGTATGAAGGAAGTATTTGATGAATTAGGTGTTAGTTCTGGTGAAGTAGCTTATAAAACCTTTGGCCTAGCTGGTATGGTTGAGATCCTTGGCGATGTTGCTAAGGACTCTGGCGATGAGATGGCTGAAATGGGCGAACTGTTTCAGCGTATTAGAGCTACCACAGGCTCAGTTGCTTTATCACAAGATAAATTAAATGTAGCTATTTCTAGAATGGCACAAAGTGCTTCGGAGGCTAAAGCAGCTTATGAAGAAATGTATAATACGATGGGAGCACGTTTGGAAAGACAAACGCAAGCTCTTAGAAATATGTTCACAATTGATATTGGTTCACAATTTAATAAAATGCTACTTAAGATTGCTGATTCTTTTGGTGGTCTTGCAAATGCTGTAACAGTTGCGACAGCAGCAATTGCTGGGTTGACAGCTGGTTGGCTTGTATTTACTAAAACAGCACAGGCTGTAGCGGCATTTACTGCAATAGCATCAGCAGTTAAAGCAGCTTCAACTGCTTTATGGGGTGCAACGGCAGCTACTACTGCTTTTGGTACGGCAGCAACTTGGGCAACTGGCGGTTTGTCTTTATTGGCAGCAGCAGTTGCATTTGTAGGAGTTAGATACTTAACTGCTGGTATACGTTTAGAAGAAACGATAAGACTTTTCCAGCAAGAAGCCGATCTTGCAAGAGAAAACAGTACAGCATATACTGAATTAAAAACATCTATTGATAGTTTCACCGATGCACAGACTGCTGGTACTCAAAAGATACGACAAAATATTGCTCTGTTTGCACAAGCATCTTACAGAGAACTCAAAAGAACTCAAGAAGCCTTTAAAGATATTGTACGCTTTACAGGATATGCAATTGATGCTACGAAAGACGCCGCAACAGCATCTGTAGAAGCGGTCAAAAAATCTGTTGATGAGATGAAGGATTCTCTTGAGGATGCTTATGATCTAATTCAAGATGCTACTTTCGAATCAGCAGAAACATTATTTTCAAACACTATTGAGCGTCTTGGCTTCTGGGCCGATGATGCTGGTAAAGTTATTGATAATAGATTATATTCTATAAAAGAACGTATGGAAGAATTAACCAAAACGTTTATCGAAGCTAATTCTGGCTTGTATGGTAAAAAAGGTAATAAGATAGCTACTGATGCTATCAAAGAATATCAAACCTTACAACAAGAAAGTAAAGCATATGAACAACAATTAAAGCAACTTGATAAAGTAGGTAAAGAGACTTTAAGTAATCAAATTGCTTATGCAGACCAAGAAGCACAAAGACTCTTCCAAGCTGGTATAGCTGCATCTAGTTCTGCTACATCACCAGAGCAGCAAGAAGCTGCACAAAAGCAGATTGAATTAGCGGAGAAGATGTTTGCTAAACGCAATGAACTTCTAGATCAATATACTGAGAAATATGAAACAGATTTATCAGTTGCACAGAATCGTATGATTCAGATGCAAGAGCAAGAACTATTAGTAATACAGCAGAAAGCTATTGCACAACAAAATTATATTAAGATCACAGAGGATGCTTTAGCTAAGGAAGAAGCTAAGAAAGCTAAGAAGGAATATGCCTTACGTGAGCTTGAAAATGCTTTAAAAGAAATAGGTAGTTTTGATTATGGAAAACAGAGTGAAGCTGAATTTGTTGGCTATTATAATAAAGTAAAAGAAATGTTAGCTCTTGGTGAGTTCGATCCAGAAGGACGACTCACTATAATGCGTGATCTTATTACAAATTATTATGCACAAGTTAAGCAATCTGGATTAGAAGCTAATCAAGAGTTAGCTAAGCAATCACAACAACAAATATCTTTTATTGAACAACAAATAGAAGCATCTTCAACTAAGATTAAAGATCTTGAAGATAAGCAAAAGAATGCTGTTAAAGGCGCAGCATCAGATTTGGCAACATTGGCACAAAGAATTAAAGACCAATATGGCCAGGGTTTAACAGCATGGCAAGCCTTAGGTGAGAATGCTTCAAATACTGGCGAATATCAGAAAATAAGAGAAGAAGCTGCTGCATTTATGCAACCAGTGAATGATCTTATTGAAAAATTAAGAGTAGGTAGTATTAATTCAGCACAAGAAATCCAAGACGCATTTAATCAAATGCAATTAATTGTAGAAAAAATGCAGCAGCAAGGTTTTGGTAGCGACGAAATTAATCAAGCTATTTTTAATATGCAGCAAGCCTTTAAGACTTTGTCTGAGGCAAATGATCCTTATCAATTAGCTGTTCAACAAAATCAAGAACTTGCAGATTTGAGAATGGAACTTGTTAAATCTCAAACCTATCTTAATAATCTCAATGAACGAGATTTAAATGTACAACGTCAAATGATCGAGGCTTATAAACAGCAATTAGAATTTTTAAGACAAAAAGGCGAGGCAATTACTGGCCGCTTACCAGGTACTAACCAAGCACTTGGTGGTGTCAGAGGTAATGATCGTCGTGCAGTATATATGGACCCGAGAGAGTTCATTGTAAATGCTGAGGCTTCGAGAACCTATGCGCCATTCTTACAAGCTATCAACAGTAATCGTATACCGCACTTTGCTCAAGGTGGTTCAGTAACTAACGTCGGTGACATTAAGGTTAGTGTCAATGGTGGTAGCACCAGTGGACAAACTATTCAAGAGATTGCCCAAGGCATTAATCGAGAAATCCGTCTAGGGAGAATAAAACTCAATGTTCGATAATTTACTTTCAGATATGATAATTGGTGCCGACGTTATCAGTAAACGCAGACGAAGTAATACTTTACGGCACAAAGGAAATTTTTACGGTCAGTTGATTCGTGGTGGCCAAATTATTCTTGAAATAAATGGTCACAACGATATTACTACTGTTGGTAAGAACCATTTACTTGATGTTGTATTCAGTGGTGGTACTGCTGTAACGACATGGTACATTGGTCTTATTAATAATGATGGTTTCAGCGCTTTGCTAGCTGCTGATACTTTGGCAAGTCACACTGGTTGGTCTGAGCTTATTCCAGGCACAGACTATACTGGTAACAGACAGGCTTGGGTAGAAGGCGCGGCGGCAAGTGGAAGTAAGACTTCAACATCTGATGCTACATTCCCAATTCTAACTACGAAAACTATTTATGGTATCATGCTTGCTAGTGCAGCTTCTGGTACATCTGGTACGCTGATGGCAACTGGTGCTTTCGATGCAACTATTAATGTTCAGAATGGTGATAGTTTCAAGGTTGGATACACGATTACTTACTGAGAGTAAACGATGCCTACATACAATGAGACCGTAACATTGCCAGTTGGGTGCTCACTAACAAGTGTAGGCAACCAAGTATTCGCTGCCAGAAGTGTTACAACTACTTTAGAATCAGTTCACGGTCCAAAGGGTGTAATACCTGATGTGACTACGCTGTTGGAGCCTGAGCAAGAACTGAAAGGTGTCTTGCCAGAGATAACTAGTACACTGGAGCCGACCCAAACCTTAAGCCCACGTACGAAGGTTGGGTCGGTATCCAGTACACTAGCTCCTTCACAGACTTTATTACCACGTACTAAAAGTGATTCAGTAGAAACAATATTAGAACCTACTCAAGTAATTAATACTAGCGGATCTACGCTATCAAATGCAGCAATAAGTAGACATAGTATATCAATTGGATTAAGTATAAGAGATGGTGGAACATTTAAGAAAAGAGTTACAAATACATTAGTACCAACACAAGGTATAATTGGTTATGATCCATCACACGTTACAGCGAGTGGAACTAGATATGTAGCTAAGAATGTAGCTTTAGCAGGGAGTTAGTATGTTTCCAAGAAAAAAGAATCCTTTACCAGTAGCTATTGTTAGATGGTTAGATGCGAGTACAGACACAGATGTTGTAACAAATATTGCTGATGACGAACAACAAGCAGAAATGATGGTAACAGTAGGCTTCCTTTACAGAGAGGATAAAACTGGTTACACATTAGTTACTGATGTGCATTTGCCTTTAACAGAGAAAGACATTTTCGAATACAGAGTCAAGCATTTCATACCAATTGGTATGGTTCACGATGTCTCAATTATTAGGAAGTAATTATGGGTGTTAGAAATGCTATTAATAAAGCTAAAGCAAATCAAAAAGTTACTCCTAAGGATCTAGTTGGCAACGATAAAAAGGCTTACGATTCTTGGGTAGAAGCATTTGCCAGTGGCGAGTTAATGTTGCGTAGTAGTTTGACAGCTGCGGTAGAATGGTTATTAGAAAATACCGCATTAACATGTTGTACCTACTACGTTAAAGAGTGCATTCGAGACTCAGTCCGAAAGGTACAGAATGAACGTGAAGAAGGCGATAAAAAACGAACAGCAAAGAGTCGAACTAACGCCACAAGACGTTCTAAAAGAGCTTCATAAACAGAAGCGTCCATTACAATTTTTTATTGACAAATACAATTGTAATATTGATGATATCGAATACTGTTTTAGTGAATTAATTAATCAAGGCTATTTAATCCAACATATGGGTGATTGCTGGGCTTTGCATAAAGAGCCTAGAGTTGGAGCGAAAGAAACTGAGTATCTAAGTCGTAAAGATAATACTTACTTATTTGGTTTCATAGGTGATACACATATAGGATCGAAATACTGCAGATACGACGTTCTAAATGATCTATATGATAAGTTCGCTGATGCTGAAGTTGATAGAGTTTTACATGCTGGAAACTGGATTGAGGGTGAAGCTAGATTCAACAAATATGATATTGATGTATATGGATTAGACGCTCAGTGTCAAGCTCTTGCTGATTTCTATCCAAATGTTGGTATTGTTACTTATGCTGTTACAGGTGATGACCATGAAGGTTGGTTCGCACAAAGGGAAGGTATTGATATTGGAAAACACATGGAAAGTGTTATGATTGAGAATGGTAGATCAGATTGGGCGGACCTTGGCTACATTGAATCGTTTGTAGGCCTAAAAAACATCAACAGCAAAAAGAAAACACAGTTGTCTGTTATGCACCCTGGTGGAGGCTCATCATATGCCACTTGCTTTGTTGAGGGGGCTGAAATACTAACTAAAACCCGTGGTTGGGTACCTTTCTCAGAATTGCAATATTCTGATGATGTTGCAACTATGACAAAAGATAATCATACATTTGAATGGCAGCAACCGACAGATATTATTAAAGAACAATACGAAGGTGATGTTCATCACTATTATGGAAAATCTTTTAACTTTACAGTAACGCCTAATCATAGAATCTTACAAGCCAGTGGGCGTGGTATTTTTAAAGATTGTTGGTACTTGCTTGATTCAGAAAATATTTTAAATAATTATAGACGACAGGAAACCAGATTGTGTCTGGGTTCTAAAAATTGGTTTGGTATACAAACTGATATAATAAAAATACCTAGATACATTTCCAAAAGAAAAGAAGCTAGACATATAAATTCATTAAAAATACAGCAAGCAACAAAATTACTAGCATGGTATATTACAGAAGGCTGCGTTAGTAAAGATAAGCAAAAAATAGTAATAACACAATGCCCAGTAATTAATTCAGATAATTTTGAAGAAATTATAAAGGTATTGCAGGAGTGTGGTTTTGATCCAAAAATAGAAAAAAATGGTAACAATATAGTAATATGTTCAGTTGAGCTAGGAGACTGGTTAATTAAAAATTGTGGTAGAACTTCTTATGAAAAACAAATACCTATCTGGTTAAAAGAGCAACCTAAAAATATTTTAAAATTACTATTAGCAACTATGATGAAAGGTGATGGCTGTATTGATAAAAATCATTATACGTATTACACAGTCAGTAAGAAATTAGCAGATGATATTTGCGAAGTTGCGCAAAAATGTGGATTTAGTTGTAGTTGTGGAATTAACAAAAGTTGTTTTTATATTTCAATAAAAACTGAAAAAGTTAATCCAACTATTAATAATGAGCCAAAGCGAGAATATTACAATGGAACAGTATATTGTTGCTCAGTACCTAACGAACTAATTTATGTTAGAATGAATGGCAAATGTTTTTGGAGTGGCAATAGCTACAAACCACAAAAGATTGTAGAGTCATTTTCTGGTGGTGATAAACCGGCTGTACTTATGATCGGGCACTACCACAAACTGTCGTACAATCACTTCCGAAACGTACACTGTATACAAGTTGGTTGCACACAAGATCAAACACCTTTCTTACGCAAGAAAGGTATACATGTTGACGTAGGTGGTGGCATCTGTAAATTAACACAAGATCCTAAGTCAGGTTCGATTACAGCTTGCCAAGTTGAATTCTTTACTTATCAAGTGCGAGGTTTCTATAACAACCGATGGAACAAAGCAACGAAAGTAAAGTTACCGAAACGGTCTACAAAGTAACGATCTACGTTGCTGGACCGTTTACGCACCCTAATCCAGAAGATAATTTGCTTCGTGCTTTGGAAATCAGTAGTCAACTAATTGACATCGGTGCGGCACCCTTTTGCCCGCACCTTTTCTATTACTATGATTTAATAAAGAAAAGATCATACAATGATTGGCTTGAACTCTGTTTCAAATGGGTTAGCCAATGTGATTTATTCTATAGAATATCTGGTTACTCAACTGGTTCTGATAAGGAAGAAGCATTAGCTTTTGAATTAGGTAAACCGATTTTTAAATCAATTAATGAGGTAAGGAAATGGCTTATACGCTAGTTAGAAGATCGACAATTGAGTTAAGCTATCCTGTTACCTCGCCAACTATTACAGTGACATTGCCGTCCCCTCTTTTCGAGAATTCTGAAAAGACAGAAGTAAAAAGAATTGTAAGACGTACAAGTGGATTAGCGAGCAAGGTTTTTAGAGATACACTTTGGCCTGATTATACTGTATTATATTATATCTGCCAGGCTTGTACATCAACACAGAGAGCAAACTATTTATCACTTGTTAGTCAATCTTATGGTAATATAATAAAATTATTAGATTATGAGAGTAGAACATGGACTGGTATTTTGATACCAGCCGAGATTACTGAGCAACATAAAAATTGTGGGTATGTAATTCAGTTTGAGTTTCAAGGAGATTTGTTAACATGATTATACTGAAAGGACCATACCCTAATTTCACTAGAACACTTATACTCCCTAACCCAGATTTGGGTGATAGCTATACGCCTATCAGAGAATTAGATGTAAAACGTGCAGTTGATGGTACCGTTTATTCATATTTAAAAACGACTACTAGTGTAAGGCTTCTTTTCAATATACAAATGACTAGACAGAAAAGTCTTGAGCTAGAAGATTTCTATAAATTAAATGCCGGTAATAAAATTGAATTAGTGAATCATAAGGATATAAGATACTTAGCTATTTTCATTTCTGAATTAGATAAACGCAACTTTAAGAAATCCTGGTATAATCCGAGTGATCTACTAGGTAGTGAAGAAGCTGTTACAATAAGTCTTGAATTTGAAGGTGATATACTATGAAAACATTGACAGCTAATGCTCTAGCTAAAGTTACACAGAAACTGGCAACGGAACCACTTATACTTTTAGCTATTGATTGGTATGGTACTGGTAATTATTATATCTATACAGATAGAACTGTAAGTGGTATAGATTCATATGTAGCAATATTAAAAGTCTCAGATATAAGCGTAACACCATCTAGTAAAACCGGTCAAGCAAGTGATGTTAGTATAAGTCTTGATGACACATCTGGCGATATCAAAACTATTTTAAATACAGCAAATGTCTATAATAAAAAATGTATTATATACCAATTCTTTAGAGGATTGACAACAACCGATAAATTCGTATTATTCAAAGGTATAATTGATGCACCAATTAATTGGTCTGAAAGTGAACGTAGTATTGATTTAAAAATTATATCGGAAGTTGAGGACACAGAAATTGGTGTGTCTCTAGAAGAAACCGATATAATCGACACTGAGCCAGATGATAATTCACCAAATTGGCCGTTAGCTTTTGGTAATGTTGTACACGTACCAGCCACCAAAATTGTACAGTTCCCAATAGCAAAGTTAAGTGAACCGTTTTGTGTGATTGACCAAATGCTTTACGCGCAGTTAAGTGCGTTAGAGAAAGCATGGTATGATCAACAAATGATACTATCATTCTGGAAACTAGTTTCACAGGGTGCTAGTAATATTGGAGCTATACCTTCT